GCCGTAGGTGCTGGCAACCGCCGTGTAGCCGGTGCCCGAGATCTGCGCGAGCGTCGCGCTCGCCCCGACGCGGCAGGCGAGCTTGGCTTGCCCCGGCAGGCCGGTCGGCGTTGCCCACGACGGGTTTAAGCCGCCGCGCCAGAACTGCTGCTGCGTACCGACCGCCCCGGCGTACCAGCCAGAGGAGCCGTAGACCGCCATCGAGCCCTGCTGCTGGCCGGTGAGCGAAAGCTGCGCGCCAGTGACGGTGCCCGCAAACTGCGACGCTGGAACGAGGAACGTGGCCCACTTCGACCGGGCGGGGTCCCACACGACCTCGACGAGCTGCCCCGTCTTGATGGCCTGGGCCGGGAGCGTCGCGCCGTCCGCGTAGATCATCTCGCGGTCGCCGGTGCCGTTGTTGAAGGTCGGGCCGGCGTTTGGGTTGGCGTGGTTGGCGAACCAGCACACCCGCGTCGCGTTCGACTGCGCCGTCGCCACCGCGTAGGCACCGCCCGATCCGGTCGAGACGGCGACGCCAGATATGTCCGACCACCAGCGGCGCACCCGCGCCATCAGCTCGCGGACGATGCCGCCGTAGAGCCCAGCGACGGTGCCGATGGCCCAGCCGTTCGGGGGCGTGGCGGTGTTGCTGGCCGCGAGCGGGCTGTAATCTCTGATCTCCGGCACCTACTGCTGCTCCTCTCGCTGCCACGCGGCCAGCGCGTTCGGCCCCTGGAACACCAGGGCCGGGCGCAGCGGACGGCCCGTTGTGTCCTTGTTCAGCGCCGCGATAGCGGCCTGGATCTTGGCCGGGTCGGTTTCCTTCAGGATATCGACGATGCGCTCCGCGATTTTCCCCTGCGTGCGTCGGATGAGAGCGCCCGAGGTCTCGACGGACGCGCCGACGCCTCCACGGATCATCGCGCCCTGGACGGACCCGCTGACGAGGTTGTGCAGCATCCGAATGAGCGACCGCTTGTCCTCGATGGGGATGAACGTCTTCTTGCCGCCCATGGCCTCGCCGGCTGTCTTCTTTGCCTGGGCAGCGGCGGCGGCCTTGGCGTACCGCTCCGTCACCTCGCGATAGTGCGGCACAGCGTCGGCCAGCGCCTGATCCAACTCGTCAGCGGCCTGCCGAACCCCGTCGCTCTGCACGCTGCTCTTCTTGGCCAGGGTGCGGGCCTTTGCCGCGAGGTCGGCCTTGACCGCCTGGAGTCGGGCGAGGTTCGTCGGCGCGATGTTCTGGAACGCGAGGTTGTCGGCGGTGCGCTTCATCGCCCGCTGGACATGCTTGTTGTTGTCGAGCAGATCCTGCACGCGCGTCGATGACACGATTGGCGCCGCCGCAACATCTGTGGCGCGCGTCTTCGCGCTCATCGCCGGGATGCCCAGCACGCTCTGGTAAAGCTCGCCGGCCGCCTTCTTCTCAGCCTGCCCACGTTCGACGATCTGCTTCCCGACGCCGGCCAGGGTGGCGGCGTTCTTCCCGCCGCCGGCAAGCACGCTGCGCCCGGCCGCTTCCATCAGCGGCTGCTCGGCGAGCGGCTGAGCGGCCGTCAGTGCCGGCGCCCCGGGGTTGACGCGGGCGCCGGTCTCCGCGCTCTCGCGGAGCACCTGCTGCGCGCCCTGCCCGACCGGGCCGGTGAACGGGTTCTGCGGCCTCCCCATGGCCGCGCGGATCTGGTTCGCCAGCGCGTGCCCGCCACGGGCGATGAGGTGGCCTGCGGCGAGGCCGAAGGTGCCGCCAGCAAGCCCGCTGGCAGCGCCGCCGAGGGCGCCCTCGGCCCGGTCGTCTTGGTTCCGCCCAGCGCCTTCGATAGCCCCGAGGCCCGTCGCCGTCGCCAGCGCGGCGGGGATGGACGCGACGGTCGCCGGCAGGGCCGCCGCGAGCCCGACACCACCAGCGACGCCGCCGGCCAGTTCTGCCGCTGTGCGCCGGCCGGCCGGCATCGCCTCGACCGGCGCCATGTAGTCGCGCCGGTTCTGCTCCTCGTCGCCGCCATGCAGCGCCGTGATGGCCTTGGCGGCAAGCTCGTCCGTCCAGCCGCCGATGCCCGGCAGGCCCTGCGCCATCGCCTTCGCGAAGGTGATGTTGCCCGTCATGGCTTGCGAAATGCTCGCCATGAGCCCTGGCTTCTCGGCAGGCGCGGCAGCAGGCTGAGCCTGCGGCGGGGCGCCCTGGATCATGGCCGCAATCTTGCGCGCGGCCTCCACGTCGCCCGCAGAGTGCGCCCTCCCCAATGCGTCGATCATCTGCTGCCTCGTCGGCACTTCATGGCCCCGTGAAGTACTGGTGGAGGCTCGGGTCGACGTCGCTCAGGTCTGCGCCGCCGGCTGCTGCGGGCTGCCCAAGCCTTCCCTGCCACTTATCGGCCAACCCGCCGTAGATCGGGTGTTCCTTGTCGTAGGCCGCCTTGAACGCATCCAGTTCGACCGGGTCCACCTCGCCATTGCGGCCCCGGATGTACTCCCGGGCAGCAGCGGCGCGCTTGGAACGGTGCTCGGCCTTCGCCTCCTGCGCCTCGACCATGAGCTTGCGGCCCTGCGGGGTCTGCTCGATGCCGGGCGGGATCGCGCGAAGGAACTCAATGTCCCTGTCCGACGTGGCACCGGGCAGGCCGCCGAGCGGGCCATCAGGAGAGCGGGCGCCGAGGGCAAACTGGTTGACGAGGCCCTCCGCCGCCTCCTTGGTGGCGATCTGCTTCTCATCGACCGGGATGCCGAGGCCGCGCGCGGCTTTGGCGAACTTGAGCCGCCACTGGTCGAACCCTTCGCCGGTTGGCGTCTCTCCGAGCAGCGCGTCGATCTGGCGGAAGTCCTGCGCCATCTTGCGCGCGGCCTCCGCCTCCTTCTGGAGGCCGACGTACGCCTTCCCAGACTCCTTGTAGATCTCCTGATCGAAGGCGCCCTGCGTTGCCCCGTAGATGGCGGTCGGCGACACTTTCACGTTCGTGGCGGCGCTCCGCGCCTTGTTGAGGCCGAACTGCATCAGCACTTGGTTCGGGTCGATCTGGCCGGTGAGCTTGTTCATCGGCCCGATGTCGGTCGAGACGTACTCCGGGAACTCGCCGATGACGGCACCGTTTTGCTGGTCAACCAGCCTGCCGTTGATGCTCGCCCGCTTCAGCCGGTCGGCCAGCCCGGGGCCAAGCTGCTCGGAGAACGACCGCATGGCCCCCTCTGGGAGCCCGTACGCCTTCTCCAGGGCCGCCGCGTCCTGCTGCTGCGTCTGCCACTGCTGCTGCTTGAGTGCCAACTCCTGGCGCTGGAGCTCGTTGTCGGCGTTCTGGTTGGCCATCTGCGCCTGGAGCTGCTGCATTCGCATCATCTCCGGCAGCATCCCCTCCATGCCCCCGCCGCCCTGCGGCTGCTGGCCGTAGTAGTTCGTGTTCGTGGACTTGGACAACGACCGCCCCAGCCCCTGCGCCATGCTGGCGAGCAGGAGCATCTTCATCGGGTCGCCGCCGCCCTGGCCGTCCCAGATCGCCATCAGAGCTTGCCGCTGAGGGTGCGCATCAGGCCGTCCAGGCCGCTCATGCCGAGCATGAGCCGCTGGTCGGTCGGCATTCCTTTGAGGTAGGCGTTGAACTTCTCCCACCCGGACATGCTCGCCGGCCCCTGTTGAGCGCGCTGTCCGACGCGCATGAGACTGTCCTGCGGGACGTCCTCGTGAGGCGCCACCGCGCCCAAGCCCCTGTCTCTATAGGCAGAGGCGGCGAAGATCGGGCTCTGCATGAGGTCGGAGCTCGGCGTGGCTCCGCCGCCCGTCATCGCTGGGAACGTCGGCGCAATCGGCGTGGTCGCGATGGGCTGCTGCTGATCTTGCTGCGGCTGCTGCTGTTGCGGCTGCCCGCCCATACCCCCGCCGAGGGCACCCATGAGATCTATGCCGCCACCGCCGCCCTGCGGGCCTTGAGGTGCGCCTTGCGGGGGAGCCCCTCCGCCCGGCGCGCTCTGAGCGCCACCCTTGCCCATCCCGCCGAGAAGCGCCATCAGGATCATCGGGTTCATCGGTTCGCGAAGCCTCCTGCAAGGGCGCCGAGGAGCCCGCCGCCGACCGCGCCCCAGCCTCCGCCAGCGGCGCCACCCATCATCGCCCCGTTCGTTCCGCCACTGAGCATCCCGGGGAGCAGCCCCGTGCTGCCGGGCGTTCCGGGCATCGTCTGCGGCTGAAGCTGCGGCCCAACGGCGCCCATGACGCCCTGGAGCCGGCGCATCCGCTCCGTCTGCTGCGCGTCGTAGCGCGCCCGGTCAGCGTCGATCTCAGCCTGCCGCTGTCCCTGAAGGAGCTGCTGTGCGCCGAGGGCCTGGTTCAGCCCGAAGAAGTCGGCGTTCGCCAGATCCGGGGCGAGCCCAGCCATCTGGCTCTGGTTCGCCCTCTCCTGCTGGTAGTTCTGCATCATCAGCGGAGCCGCCGCGCTGCTGAATGCCTCCGTCAGGTACTGGAGATGCGCCGGCGACCCCTCCATGCCGCTGCCCGCGAACTGGCCGCCGATCTGGCGCCCGAGCATGTCGGTCATCCGGGCGACGGACTTCTGGAGGTAGGGGTTCTCCTGATCGAGGTAGCGCCCCGAGAGCACGTCCGAAGCGTAGCCCTGCGACTGCCCAAGGAGAGGGTTCCCCCCCAGGCCCCGCTGCGTGATGGCGTCGATGGCCTGCCCCTGGCCACCCGTCATGTCCGCGACCCAGTCGCCGCCGTACGTCCCGATGGGCGTGTTCAGGACGCTCGTGGAGAGGGCGCCGGCCGCCCGCGCGGTCGGCTTCCACTCCTTCATGACCTGCGGCGTCGGTGGCTTCGGCGCGCTTCCGAACAGGCCCATCACCCGGCCTCACGGATTGAGAACGACATAGCGGAACTCCTGGCCAGCCTGGGCCTCAAGGTGCTCGAAGACGGCTTGGCCGATGCCCGGCACAGGCCGAACCGTCGAAGCGTCTGCGCCAGAGGACCGGGGCGTCAGAATGACGGCGCTCTGCGGGCCGATGCGCGGGTCGATCACGGTCGTCGTGGTTCCGGCGGCAAGCACCACGTCGCCGTGCGAGAACTTCGCGGCGAGCGAGTTCAGCGCATCGACGATCTCGCGCTGCGTGGCTCCGGGGGCGACGACGCGGCTCATGCCCGGCCTCCCCGCATTGGAACGAGGTTCAGGCCGATGGCCTGCCGGAAACCTCCGGGCACGCGGATGCGCCCGCGCACGTAGATGCCGCGTGCGCGCACCGGCGCGTAGCCGATGCGGTTCAGCGGCACATCCGGCCCCCACACCACGGGGTCGGCAACGCTCATCCGCGTGCCGATGGCGACGGTGATGCCGACGCCCGCGTCGATGACCGGGCGGGCCTCGGTGATCTCGGTGACGAACGGCTCGTTCGGGGCGACCTCCTCGGTTTCGAGGAGCGCCGGCAGCCCGGCCCCGGAGAGGTAGAAGACGCCGCCCTCGCGGGTGATTCCGGTCAGCATCCGAACGTTCTCGCCGCCGCCGATGGCGTTCGGGCCGTCGAAGGCGTAGCCGCTCCAGGGCTCGTCGTCCATGGACCGGCTGGCCCACGGCTCGTCGTCGAAGCTGATGCCCGGCAGCGTCGTCTCGCAGAGGTCGGAGAACTCGACCTCGACGGGCGAGAACCGCTTCTCGTTGATGGCGTAGGCGATCAGCGTGTTCGGCGAGCTTGCGCCGTCGAGCGGCATGGCCCAGAGGACGACGGCCATCTCGGGGACGACGGCGGAAACGATGGTGTCGAGCGCGCTGGTGTTCAGGCGCGACATGATCGTCGAGGCGACCTTGCCGTGCCCAATCGGCGCTACGTCGTTGCCGTCCGTGACGTAGGGGCCGTCCGTGTCCCAGAAGTAGACCATGCGGCCATCGTCGATGACGGAGCCCGGGCAGATGGCACCGCGATTGTGGGCGATGCGGTCGAACTCGAAGATGCGGTCGGCGGTGCCGACGAAGCGCATCCGGTGGATCGCTGCCTCGCAGATGATGATCCCCACCTCGCGAGCGATGATCGCCATGATGTCGCCGTCGCTCGCCTGTGGCAGCGAGGCCGTGTAGTTGGCGAACGTGTTGAGGTTCGGGTCCCAGTCGGCGATGTCCGGCACCGCAATCAGGCGGGGCCACCACAGCCGGCTCGGCTTCTCTCCGTCCTGATCGTCGAAGGTGTGCCCGAGCACCGGCCAGCCGTTGACGAGGCCGATGCGCTTGGCGCGCGGCCTGCGGCTCGAGGTGGCGAGATCGGCGAAGTTGGCGCCGCCCACGTCCATGACCTGGAGCGGCGCCGAGGACCCGCAGCACGCGATGATGCGGTCTCCGTATTGGACCATCTCCCAGCGGTCGCCGGGGGCGAGCGAGTACCCGCCGGCCTTCGACACGTCGGCCCAGCCGCCGCCAGTGCGCGCGTAGATGCGCGTGCGCGTGCCCCGGTAGGTGTAGGTGAAGCCGCCGGCCACCTCGGCAGTGATGCCGCCGAGCGGCTCGCCCGGTAGATCGGCATCGGCGTTGATGGGGGACGGGAACGGGATGTAGCCTCCGCCGCCGGCCGCAGCGATGGCGTTGCGCACGTCCACCATGCCCCCGCTGCCGTAGGCCGCGAGGTCGGGGAGCCACTCTCCGAAGGGGACTACAGGAATGGCTCTATCTCCTGTCTCGGCTGGCGCAGGATGGTCTCGCGGATCAGCCCGGCCCGACGCGTTGCCGCCGCCTGCCCGGCGATCCCCGCCTTCTCCACGTCATGCAGAACGCTGTAGAAGACGCGCTCCTTCGCCGCCTCCCGGATCAACTCGAACGCCTCGTTCGTCCACGGGTTCTCGTCGGTGTCGCCGACGAGGTCGTCGAACGAGCGGATGCCCCAGAGGCGAAGCTGATAGACGGCATCCGGGATCGGATAGAGCCGGTACTGGTTGGCGAAGAGCGCGTAGAACTGCGGCCGGCCGTTCTGCGCCGCCGGCACCCAACCCTCGATGGTGTCGTTCGCCTTGCTGATGAGCTTCGACCGGGGATAGTCCGCGATGCTGACCGTGAGGCCGGCGACGTAGTCGGCGGGGAGGGCGTAGAACTCCTTGTTCGTCTCGGTCGCACGCTCCCAGAGCTGCTGGTTGAACCAGAAGTGGTCCTTCTGATGCGCCCGGATCGCCTCGTTGATGTGGAGGCGGATCTGCTCGCCCTCCTCCGGCTGCAAGTCAGAAATGCGATTGACGAACCGCGTCTCCGAAGCAACGACGTCCTGCAACCGAAGGAAGTTCGGCATCAGTAGTACGGGGTGTACGTCAGAGAGAACTCTGCCTCTCCGGCGTCGGCCGCGTCTCCCGTCTGGGCGTACTTGATGTAGATGTCGAGGTCCTGGGCGATGACCGCAGGATTGGTGAGCGTCTGCTCCGTCTCCGACGACTCGTCGATGTCGCCGGCGGCAGCAAACTCCGTCGTCGACGATCCGCGCGCTTCGACCGTCAGCACGTTCGTGGTCCCGGCGTTGAACGCGGTCGTGACGTCGCAGATGAACTCCGTCACGGTCGCGCGGGACGGCATCCGAAACCAGAAGACGCCGTCCGCGATGCCCTCGGTGTTGAACGCGACCGTCGCCGTCTCGGTGACCGCGGTGGCGGCGGCCCTATCCCGCCGCCAAAACAGCCACCGATAGAGCGGGAACTTCCACCATCCGCGCTTGATGGTGGCGGGCACCTAGATACCCTCGCCCACGGTGTACGAGAGGACGATGCGCGCCTTGCCGGCGGTCGCCGCCGTGCCAGTCTGGGCGTACTTGACGTAGACGTCCTTCTCCTCCGAGAACTCCAGGCTGTTGCCGGTCGTCACCGACTGCGCGGTGGCCGAGCTTTCGTCCACGTCCCCGGCCGCCACGATCTCGTTCAGCGAGGCGCCGTAGCCAATCGTGAGCACGTTCGTGGTGCCCGCGTTGAACGCCGTCTCGACGTTGACGAGGCAGGACGTGATCTGCGCCCGCGCTGGAATGCGGAACCAGAACACGCCAGCGCCGATGCCGGATGTGTTGAAGCTAACGGTCTTCTCGACCGTCACGGGGTCGATGCGGTGGGCGCCCCAGCCGCGAGCGCCAGCTACGTTGGTTGCCATGCTCAGGCCCTCCTAGTGGGTCGCGCTGTAGGTGGTGACCACGATCTTCGCGTAGTCGGTGGAGTTGTACATGTTCGCCTTTACGCCCCACATGAGGTCATAGGCGACGTACATGTGCATCCCGTAGTCGTCCTTGTCCTCCGTCCAGTCGCCAGACCCGCCGTCGTAGTTGCGGCCCCAGGCGATGGAGAGAGCCTCGGCACCGCAGAAAACAGCGCGGCGGGTGTTCGATACGGCAACGCCGGTGGTCGAGTTGACGCCGGGGGTGATGTAAGCCCAGGGGACGAGGATGGTGTCATTGTATTCGCCGAGCGCGTACTTGTAGAGCGGGTTGCCCTCGTTCTTGCCGGCCAGAGCCGCCAACTGGATGGCCTGCCACTCCTCGTTGCGCCGGAGGTCGGTGAACTGCGACGGGTGGATGAACATGATGTGCTTGCCGCCGGAGAGCGGCTCGATGGGCCACTCCGTCGAGGTCTCCAGCATGGCCCGCTCTTTACAGATGTCGATCAACTCAAGGGTGATCTTCGCGGTGCTGTCGGCGGCCACCAGTTCGTCGGTGGCGATGCCGCCGGCCCGGATGTGCCGGCTTGCGGCCGGGGCCACGATGGTGTTGTGGCCGCGCTGCGTGGAGCCGAGGTCCGACGTGTCGGTGTTCGCAACCGTGTAGCCGCAGAGGTGGTTGGCGCACGCCTTGTCAACCTGCTTGGCCTTCCACGAGCCGAGGCCGTCGCGGCCGATTTTGCGGAGGTTGGTCGGCGCAAGTTGTGCGTCGATCTTGGTGCCGACCGGGACGGCGTGGCGCGACATGTCGATGCGCATGGAGTCGGAGCGCAGCGTCGGCTGCTCCTCCTTGTCCTTCAGGCGCTCCAGGCCAACGGTGCCCTTGCCGACCAGCGGGAAGGCGGCAGACCAGACGACCTCGCGGCCGTAGCCCTTGTTCAGGTTGTCGCGGATGCGGAAGGCGGCGTCGCCGCCGGAGCCGAAGTAGCGGGCGGCCACCATCTTCTGCTCGGCGACGTAATCGGTCTCGGCCACCCACTGCTTGCGCAGGAGCGGGTCGTTGTCTGGGAAGGTGAGTGCGGGCATGATCCGGGTTCCAACTGTGAGACGCCCCAGTTCACGGTTGGGGGCCTGACCGAAACCCGGCGTTCGACGCCGTCACGATGCCTTGCGGCCCCGACGATAATCGCTCGTCGTCAGCGGAGGTGGGCGCCGAACCGAGGCCCGGCGCCCGGAGAAGCTATGACCATGACGCATCACCTGTGCCATAAATGGCACACGCCGTCAAGGGCTACGGCGTCAGCAACTTCTTCCCGATCTTCTCGCGCTCCGGCGACCCCATCGGGGCCTTGGCGAACGCCTCGATGAGCGCCCGCCGGCCGTCGCCAACCGGGGAGCCGTCGCCGCCGAGCCCGCGCCCGGTCGCCTCTGCGGCGGCGCGCTTCTTCGCCTCCTCCTCGCGCTGCGCGCGCACGGACGCCGGCACGAACTTCGCCTTCTTCTGCGACATCCGGTAGATCGCCAAGGCCGGGTCCTCGCCGCGCTGCTCGGCTTGGGCCGCGATGCGAAGCTCGATGTCGTTGACGTGCTGGATGGCTTCCTGCTCGGAGTAGCCCTCCTCCATCCGAGCCTTCTTGATCTCCGCGCCGAGGGCCTTCGCCGCGTCCCAGAAGTCGGGGTTCTGGGCGGCGAAGGCGTTGTACTTCGGCTCCAGATGCCCCCGGATCTGCGCGAACACGCGCTCCTGCTCCTGGGATGCCTGGATGCGCTGCCGCTCCTGCTGGTACTCCTGCTGGAACTTGAGCGACCGCTCCAGGCTGTCGACGATCCACTCGCCCAGCTTGTCAGGGTCCTGCGGCGGCGGCATGGGGCCTGGATCGGGCTGGCTGGGCGTCGACGCCGGAGCAATGGCCTGGACGAGTTGGGCGATCTGCTGCACCGCGCCGGTCAGCGAGCGCCGGTCGGCGCGCAACTCCTCGACGACGGAGAGGGGCACCATGTGCTCCTCCCGCTTCGCCCGGGGCGGCGACGCCTGGGGCTCCGGCTCTGCCGGCGCCTCCGGCTCCGGCTCTGCCGATGCCGGCGGCGGCTCTGGCTGAAGCTCGGGCTCGTCGCCGGTCGTCAGCACGATCTCGGGGGCGTCAGTCTCCATCGCTCTTGCTCGTCTCCTGTTTCGGGGGCGTCAGCAGCTTCATCATCAGGCCGTGCTCAGCAACGTCCTTCTTCGTCGCCGCCTCCTCTCGCTTGATGCCGGCCATCTCGTGCGCGGTCTCCAGCTTCAGGTTCGCCGTCTGCTGCCGCTCATCAATGTCGATGGCCGACTCGATGGCGCGGCGCTCGACGCTGCCGCCGATCTCCTGCGCCTTGGCCCGGTTGAGTTCGGCCTGCGACTGGAGTTCCTCGACCTTGGCGGCAAGCTCCTGGAGTTGCGCCATGGCCGTCTGTAGCTGGATCTGCTGGGCCTGCTCGGCGGCCGGGTTCGGCTGGTTGCCGGCGGCCTCGATGCGGCGCACAGCGTCGCTCGACAGGCTCGACGAGTTCAGCATCTCGACGACGTACTGGAGCTTCACCGGCGGCGGCATGTCGGGCTGCATCAGGATTGGCGCGAAGGCGGTTAGCACCCGATGGCTCTCTGCCTTCTTGTTCGGCGAGTTGGGTACCTCGTCCACCTCGACCTCGTAGACCGCGTCCTCGTAGGTCAGCGGCAAGAACTGCTGCCCCTCTCCGGCCGCCCCAAGGGTGCGGATGAGGCGGCCCTGCGGGATGTAGGAGGTCATGTACTTCAGCAGGCAGTGCCCCTGCTGGCGGTAGAAGTCGCGCAGGCTGGCGAACGCCCATGCCACCACTGCCATGGCCGCGTTCTTCCGGCTCTCCTCGACGACGCCGCTCTGGTCGTTCATCTGGGCGGCGACGGTCTCCAGCGAGACGCCGACGACCTCGCGCACAGCCGAAGTCGCGAAGGCCAGGAGGTCGCTCAAGTTCGGCGGCAAGGCCGACTGCTGCTTCGGGGCGATCCTGTTGCCGGAGATGGCTCCGGCAGCGACAATCGAGGGCTTCGCCGGGTTGGCCCAGTCCTTCTCGAAGTCGGCGTCGGGCGGGAACACGCCGTCCTCCGCCATGATCCCCTTGCCGCTCGTGGCGATGATGTAGATCACCAGCGACAGGAACTTGTTCGCCCAGTCCTGGGGGTCCTTGGCGTTGCGGACCATGCCGTACCACGAGCCGTCCGTGTCGTCCCGCTTGCCGGTGGCGAAGGTAACAGCCCAGCACACGAGCTTGCGGATGCGCAGGATGCTGTCGCCATGGACGTGCGCCCGCCAGTAAGCCCGGCGGCGGCGCGGCGTCTTGTCGCCCGGCGGGTCGTACTCGAAATGCACACCCTCGGTCATCCCCTTGAGGTCGGCCGGCACCGCGTCGAATGACGGCGCTGCCGGAAGGCCATCCGCGTCGAGCAGGGTGACGCGGTGGAACCTCTCCGTCTCGTACCACTCGAAGATGTAGACCTCGTAGGGGTCTTCAGACTTGTCGCCGGGCGTGTCGGCCATGAGCCGTGAGCCCGGCTGCGAGCCCTCCGGCAGCGAGCCGAACTCGTCCTTGAACTCGTCCTCGGACAGACGCGTCTTGCGGAAGTGCCAGCGGCGGTCCATCAGGCCGACCCGCTTCGCCCGCGTGTCCCAGCCGACCGAAAACGGATCGAGGCGGCGGGCGACGATCTCGTCGTCGCCGGTGACCTCGTTATCGACGATCATCTCCTGGGCGCCGATGCCGCACGTGAGCATGTCCTTGAACATGTCGCGGTCTTCGGCTTCGGCGTTCCAGTGCGGCAGCGCGCGGAAGTAGGCCGCCGCTGACGACAGCAGTTCGTGCTTGGAGATCTGGCCGCCGGCTGGCGTGGCGACCCGCTGAACGTACGAGATCCCCATCTGGTTGAAGATCATCGCGCCGTAGGTGGCGTCCACCAGCGCCGCGACCCGGTTGAAGACGACCATCGGCCGCTTCGTCTCTGCCATCTTCGCCTTGTCCTCGGCAGCCCAGTGGTCGCCGTGGACGTAGCGCATGTCCTCGCGCATCTTCGGGTGCTGGATGTCAGCGGCGTACGTCTCGAACTCAGAGCGCCACTTGACGATGGTCTCCTCGCGCTTCTTCAGCCCTTTGTAGCCGTCAGGGTTCTCGACCTTCATATCGCCGACATCCACGTCCCAGAGTCAGCCCGCTCGCGGCGCTTCTGCCGCACGACGGCCATTTTCGCGTCGAGGTAGCCCGAGTCCCGCTCGCGGTAGCGCGCGCAGAACGTCAGGTTGAAGGCGTCGAGACGATCAGGGGACCGCAGGATGCGCTTCTTGATCTCGTCCTTCGGTTCCGCCAGCAACCGCATCCGGTTGCCCTGGTCGGAGTTGATCTTGCGAACCGTCAGCATTTCCTCGATGAGCTGCTCGTCGTACGGGATCGAGCAGTCGCGCTGCCGGAACCAGTCGGCGGCGGAGAAGTGCATCTCCGCGCGCTTGTTGACGTACATCTCGTCCCGGTTCGCTTTCTCGCTGAACGGCACCGAGACGATGGGCAGGCCCAGGTCGCGCAACTGCTGCGCCATGGGGATGCCGAGACCGCTCGCGTCCACGCAGATTGCGGCCGGCGCTGAACCGGCGTCCCGCGAGGCGTAGTAGGCGTCCACCACCCTGTTAACCGAGATCTGCGTGTCGTCGGAGATCCACGTCTCGACCGGGCCGAGCAGGATGTTCCCGTGCCGCTTGGCCAGGGCGCAGCGGTCGCCGCCGGCCGCCGGGTCGAAGCCCCAGATCGGCAGGTAGCCGGGCTTCAGCTCGACCACCCTGGCGACGGCGTCGGACACCAGATCGACCGGGAAGATGCAGCCTTCCTGCGTCGTCGGGAACTCGCCCAACACGTAGCTCTGCCAGTCTGGACTATCCTCACCCCAGTTCTTCCGGCACTCGTCGATCCACGCCTTGCGGAACCACGGCTCGTCCTGAACATCGAAGGCGGAAACAGTGGTCGTTTTCCACAGCTTCGACATCTCCGGGTGCGTGAAGATGCGATAGAAGGCGCCCGACGTGATCGTGGGGTTCCCGGCAACGACGATGCGGCTCCCAGGCGTCGTCAGGGAGCCGTACATGACGTTGAAGATGCTGTCGGGGATGCCGGCAGCCTCGTCGAGGATCACGAGCATGTGGGCCGCGTGGGCGCCCTGAGAGGCCACCGAGTTCCCCTCGCTTGCCGCACGGGCGATGATCATGTTCGGCTGCCGGCTGGGCTCGCCGGCCTTGTCGGCGCTGATCCGGATTTCGGAGGCGAGGATCTGAACGTCCTTGCGCAACTCCGGGATCAGCCGGGCGTGGAGCAGCCGAAACTCGCCCCAGTTGTGGTCGCGAAGCTGGTCGGCGCGGGTGGCGGCGAACAGCACCTTGGCCGGCCAGCGGGTGAATCCCCACCAGAGGGCGAGGAACGCCATGGTGAAGGTCTTGGAGGCGTTCCGGTTGGCCTTGACGCCGTTGTAGGGGTTGTCGCGGACGCCCTCGACGAACGGGATCGCCCACTTCGCCAGCGTCAGCGGACGGCCCTGATCATCTGGCAGAAACGCCTCACGGGCGAACGCGGCCGGATCAGCCGCCCACCTCTCCTGGATCGACTTCGGGGTCGATCTTCCGCCAGCCGGCATCATAGCCGATGAGCGTGCCGTTCGTGGCGAGGATCGGGTTGCCTTCATCGTCGCCGATTATCGAGCCGTCCCGGATCGCCGGGACCTCGTCCCAGAGAGCCACGCGTTCACCTCTACGCCGACACCTTGACCACGAACGCGACAACCCCGCCGGTGATCGTCACGAGCGCCGCCGTCGCGGCGATGACCTTGAACAGCGTCTCCTGGCTGATCATCCCGCGCTGGGCCTGCATCTGGACCATCTCGCCCTTCAGGCCGTTCACCGCGTTGAGCGTCTCGCGCGCGTCCTGCGCGCTCCTGCGCGCGTCCTCCGCCGTGGCGCCGATGTGCTTGTCGAAGGCCGTTGTCAGGGCAGCAACCTCCACGCCAACGCGTACCTGCCACTTCTCGACATCCCCCAGGCGCTCTTCGATCCTCGTGAGCCGGTTTCCGAGCCGCCCACGCTGGTCGTTGTACCTGCCCCCGTTCGGGCCGAGGTCATCCACCCAGCTTCCCAGCCTTGGCCAGGGCCTCCCTGAAGTCCCGGAACTCATCGGCCATGACCTTCGCCCGCCGAACCTCGGCGAGCCGGCCGAATAGCTGCTCGATGCTCGGCTGCGAGCCGGAGGAGACGAGCTGGCGGCGAACGTTCACAATGGCCGCGTCAACGAGCCTGTCGGCCTCGTCGATGGCTGCGTCGAGCGACCGGGCGCGCCCGGAGTCCAGCGCTTCAAACGACAGACTGCTCACCCAGTCGAAGTTCATTTGACCAGCCCTTCGCGCTCGATCACCTGAAGGGCGACCTCGTTGCAGATCCGGTCCTCGCGGCACACCCGCGCGTACCGCTCGCGGATGGCGTTGGCCTGCTTGTTGGCGGCAACCTGGGCGACGAGGCGGTCGCGGTCGGAGATGAGCTTCCGGTACTCGGCAACGCCCATGACGACGTTGCCGACGATTGGCCTCTTGCCAATCCAGCCGCCGTACTTGGTCTCGGCGCTGGCGAGGTCCGTCACCTGAACGGTGACGTCACTCACCACGATCTGGGGATTGCCTCCCGGAGCGTCCGTCGGGACCAGATGTGTGCTGCTGCAACCGCTCAGCAACGCCGCGGACATCATGAGCGAGACGCCGAGCTTCGCGCGGATGCTGGTGCCAGTACGCCCGAGGCGACCAGTCGCGCTCGACGGCGTAGACGAAGATTTTGAACCCGAGCTTGGCGAGCGCATTCCACATCCCCCCGATCATCGCCGGAAGGCGTCGGCTGCGGCGGCTTCGGTCTCCGGGGCAACCCGGGGGCCGATGGCCTGATCGGACGTGACGTTGTTGTCGCGGGCGAATAGGAGCCCGATGCCGGTCGCGATCCCGCTGAATCCGGCGGTGATCGCCGGCGCGAGGACGCTCCAGTCGAGGCTATCTCCGGGCGAGTTGGCGACGGCCGCGAGGATCGCGGCGACTCCAGAGAAAATGCCACCGACCCCACCGACGGTGGTCTTCCAGGAAGACTTCATCCCGCACCCCTGCTGTTGCTGCGGCGCAACGGCGCCGTTGCACATTTACCACAGCTTCAGGGGATGTGGGCAAAAAAACGGCCGGCGCTTGGCCGGCCAGTCTGGCACTTAAGGGGGAAAACGACGCCAGGCCCCTAGAGCCCGGGCCGGCCTACGTCAAGCGGTCACTCTTCACCTTCAAGACGCGCTACGCGACTGCGCAGGTCCGCCACCTCGCTTTCCAGCGCGTGCATCAGGGCGATGGCGAGTTCCTTTGGGTCGGCGTCTTCCACCCGCTCGATCCCGTCGCGGGTGAACATGATCCGCTCGATTGGGCCGATGCCGTCGCCGTGGCAGTCGTTCAGCCAGCCGAAGAACTCCTCGTCCCTCACGTCACTCGCTCCAGCACACCATGCCCGCGCCCTGCGGGTTGCAGTAGGTCACCGGCTGGCGCTGGTGGCCCTGCGGCTGCATCGAGTTCGACAGCCCCTGGCTCCCGAGCATGAACATCATCATCGCCCGATCCATCTCCGCCCGCTCCGACGGCGTCAGCTCCCGGGTCGGCCCCGACGAGCACGCCGTAACCGAGAGCGCCAAGGCAGTCAAAGCAAGCGCCGCACACGACGCCGAACGAAGTCGGCTCATCGCGCCGCAAGATCTCGTCTTTCTCTCCACACATGCCGCACGCATCGTCGCCCTCCATGTCACTTCTTCTCCGCGATCACGGCGCCGAGGAACGTGTTTCGGTTCGCCGTTTGAGTCCTGGCGTCCACGTTCACCGCAACGCCGCCTTTCGCCGCCGGCATGAACTGCGACGCCACGTATTTCCTGGCGTCAATTCGGCGGGCCTTGAGGTCTCGCTTCATCATCATCCACGCCTGCAACAGCGCCGGGTCCTCCGGGCCGTCCTCAAGGCGGATCGGCGCGTCGGCAATCTCGATGATCTCCTTCATCAGCCGCTCGGCGTAGAGCCGGCGGGCGTCCTCCAGCCGTTCCAACTGGTCATTGTCGCGCAGATGCTGCGTCAGGTCGCCCGGATCGACGACGCCCAGGCAGGCGCCGGCAAGGTCGCCGGTGCGCGACACGGAGTGCAGCACGCGGGCGACGGTTACCGCCGGGATCAGCGGCTCTCCATCCTCGTCGATGACTGCCGGAACCTGCTTGCGCGGTGGCACCTACCCTCGCCTCGCCATTTTCCGAGCCAGGACATTCCTCCAGCGCCACCGGCGGAGGTTACCCCTATCGCGGATTATGCCTGGGAAGATGACCAGAATTGGGTGTTTTCGCTCCTGCAGGAGGCTGACCCCGAGAAGGTTCCGAATATCGCGCCGCGAGCACATCTCGCCTCTCCTGTCGTTGGTGGGCGCGGCCAGCTCGTGATTTCACAAGCCAAGCCAGCCGCGCCCCGCCGGGGTTAGGGGGCCTCCCCCAGCGATCCATCTGCACGAGGCGCGCTCTCCATGATGTGGATGACGACGACCTCCTCTTTATCCGGCTTCTCGCTGAACTCCGGGGCCGACACGACAGCCTGCGCGGCCTCCTCGGCGCTCTTGCACGCGACGGCTTCGACCAAAACACTATAGGTTCTAATGACCTCGACCTGCGCCTCGTACTGCACCTACACCTCCGTCGTCGGTCGCGGCCACAGGCCGCCCATCTTCAGCGCCCGGATCACCCAGCCGCGATGGAACTTGCGCTTGCCCGGGTCCCGCTCTGCGATCTCCGTCACGTACCGGATGCGCGCGAGCGCGATGGCTCGGCTTACCGCGTAAGCACCAACCTGCTCGGTTAGCCGCTTAAGCGGCACGTCAGGGGAGAACCCGAGCACGTCGGGAACGTCCGCGAGGATCTTGCCAACCCCGCGCTTGCTGTGCAGCACGTACAGGTCGAGAATGTGCTCCCACAGCCCCCCAGGCACGTCCGTGCCCATTATGCCGATGTCGTCGAAGTACCAGCGGTAGAAGGCGAACGCGTCCTCCCGCGTCGCCGCACGGAGGTGGCGCTTGCCGGCAAGGAACGTCCTCCCGGTCGCGCGGCAGTAGCGGTCCCACTGGGGCAGGCTCATGCCCCAGTTCGTCGGCGGATCCGGCGGCCTGTCGGACCAGCCCTTCTCCCGGTCGTCGATCAGCTCGGCGATGAAGGCGTCGTTGACGATCATTCCGCCTCCTCCGCCTCGATCTCCACGACGCAGCAGACCTCCACGTCACCGATCAGCGGCATCTCGTCAAAGTCCGGGCGCCCGTACACGTCGAGAGCGGTCTCCTCGGCGCTGTCCTCGTTGCTGGCCTCGACCTCGACCTCGTACTCGCTCCATACCTTGAGCGTCACCTTGTACCGCTTCATGTCTCATGCACCAGCGGAACGCGGGCCTCCCACTGCGCGGGGGTGATCTCCTCCGCCCAAGCCATCGCCTCGGCGACCGTCGACGACACCTCGACCCCCTCCATGTGGCGCTTGCCCGTGCTCGGGCAGTCGAAGATGCAGTAATAGGCATCCTCGGAGAAAATCTCACCCGCCGGGAACCTGATGAGGTTGTAATGGACAAGACTGCCATCGGCAGCCGTCTTGATGCGCTTGTCCAGCGAGACGCCATCGGCGTGGCGGACGAACTCATCGACGTCGGCGAACCGCATCGCCTGCGTCCGCTGGTCAACGTCCTCGATCCGCAGGATGTCTTGCATCGGCATCCCGCCGACGACGCGCCAGTAGAGCGCCTCGTCGAATCGGACGCCGTTCAGGTGGTAGATCCGAAACCCGTCTCTCCACTCGTGCGACGGGCCGTCCGTGCAGTGCGGCTGGCCGAGATCATTCACCATCAACCGCGTCGGGAAATCGGACACAATGCAGAACTTCTCGTGAACGAAACGGAAGCCGCCGCATTTCGCCGCGTCCTCCCATGCCTGATACGTCGACCAGTCAAAACCCACCAAACCGAGAACATCCCTGGTCGCCTCAGCGTACGCCGGGAAGCCCGACCACATATTCCCACCTTGATAGATCCGCCACACGGATCGGCAGCACCCCATCGCCAGATCCACGTTGGCCGCCCCAACAAAATCGACCGCAAGAAGTCGAAGCCAGTCGTAGGTGGCGACGTCGGTGGCGACGTAGGTTGCGTCGTCGGTGGCGTCGCGGGTGGCGACG